GCCGTAGTCGCGGCGCATCGTGCGCGTGCCGAGCGGGGTGGACACGATGTCCTCGCACGACTGCGCGAGGTGATCGTCGCCCGAGAGCGGCGCGCCGGTGAGGCGGTTCATGCCGGTGAGGCTCGTCATACCGGCACACCGCTCTGCGCGGCGCCCGCCTGCACCTGGCCGTGCTTGTGGGACTTGAGGCTGATGCCGGCAGCGGTGACGTCTTCGCCCGCCTCGATCTTCCCCGACACGGCGAGATTGCCGGTCAGCGCCAGCTTGCCGCCATCGGGCAGGATAAAAGCAAGAATGTGGCTGTCGGGATCATAGGACAGCACGGCACCATCCTTGAAGCGGATGAGATCGGCCATGCCGTTTGCCGGGACGGGGAACGCGTTGCAGGCGATGCCGCCGATGGCGATGGCGGCGCCGATCTCGCCCGCCGGACAGAGCACGAGCACCTGCTCGCCCACGGCGGGCGGGCACCACACGCGGGTGTCGCCCATGCGGGGCGCGGCCCAACGGATCGGGCCGGTCTGCAGATCCTCGTCAATCTCTACCACGCATTTGCCGGCGGCATGATCGACCGAGACCACGCGCCCAAAGCGCAGCAGTTCATCCGGATCGGTCAGGGTGCTTTCGGGCGTTCTCATGACGCCACTCAGCCACCGGATCGCGACGGGGGCCATGGGGGCCGATTGTAAGAGCGCCTTTCACAACGCGCGCGGGTGGCAGGAAGGCCGAGGCAGCGGCAAGCCCAGGCCATGGCTGACAGCACCACCGCAATCGATCTTTTGCAACTCCCGGCGCCCACCGTGGTGGAGCAGCTCTCCTATGAGGATATCCGCGCCCAGGCCGTGGCCAGGCTGCTCGAGGATTTGCCGACGTTCGACGCCACGGTCCTGAGCGATCCGGCGGTCAAAGTGCTCGAGGTGTTCTGCTATCGCGAGATGCTGCTGCGCCAGACGTTCAACGAGCGCGCGCGCCAGGTCATGCTGGCTTATTCCAAGGGCAGCAATCTCGACCAGCTGGGCGCGCTGCTCAATGTCGCGCGCCTCCCCGGCGAGCAGGACGAGGCGTACAAGGCGCGTATCCAACTGGCGCCCGAAGCGTTCAGCGTGGCCGGGCCGGCGAGTGCCTATCGCTACTATGCGCTGTCGGCCGCCAACACGCTGGCCGATGCCAGTGTCACCAGTCCCAGGCCCGATAATCTCCGCGCGCTGATGCTGGGCGTGCTGGACGATCACGGCGCGGATGCCGGGCTGGTCGCCGCCGTGACCGCCGCCCTCGACGGCGCGATCTGGCCAGGCACGGTGGTTGTGTCACTGCTGTCCAGCCTGGGCGATGGTTCGGCGAGCGACGACGAGATCGAAGCGGTGGACTTGGCAATTGCCGCCGACGAAGACGTGCGCCCGCTTACCGATTGGCCGCAAGTGCGCTCGGCCGAGATTGTCGATTACGAGATCGATATCGACCTGGTGCTGTTTTCCGGCCCGGACGAGACCATCGTGCTCGCCGCCGCGCAGAAAGGGGTGGAAGCCTATAAGGCGGCCTCGCGCAAGCTGGGTCGGTCGATCACGCAGGCCGGGCTCTATGCCGCTGCCGTGGTGGCCGGTGTGCAGAACGCGCTGATCAACAAGCCGCCGGCCGACGTGCCGGTGGGCAAAACGCAATGCGCCAATTGCGTGGGCACTGCGGTGAGGATTGCCGGCCGTGTCGAGTGACAGCCTGCTCCCGCCCAACTCCACCCCGCTTGAAGTGGCGCTCGCGCGGCTCGGCTTGCGCCTGGAAGACATCGACCTGCCGATCGAGCGGCTGTGGGACCCGTGGGCTTGCCCGGCCACCGCACTGCCCTGGCTGGCCTGGTCGCTCTCGGTCGACAAGTGGGATGCCGAGTGGAGTGAGGAGCAAAAGCGCACGATCACTGCGCGCGCGATCGAGGATCAGCGCCGCAAGGGCAGCGTTGCCGCCGCCAAGACGGCGCTCGCCGACATCGACAGCCTGTTGACGCTGGTGGAATGGCACCAGGCCAGCCCGCGCGGGGTGCCGCACACGTTCGAAGTGCATCTGCCCGCGATCGGCGCCGATGGCGTGGCGGGGGGGGCGCGCGTCTCGGCCGCGACCACAGCCCAGATCATTGCCGATGTCGTGCGGGTCTCTCCAGCCCGTTCGCACTTCGATGTGGTGATCGACCTGGCGCTGTCGAGCGCGACAGCCGCGACCGGGGCGGCGCGCGCCTCGCTCTACCGCCGCGTCACTGCCGTGCCCGACCCCGGCGACATCGATTGGGGCACGCTGATCACCAACGAGATCGGCGAGCCCCTGACCGACGACAGTGGCCAATATCTCGATGGGAGTGCCCGATGACCGCGCTTGTCCTACAAATCACCAATGCCGGCCGCGCGGCCATGGTCGATCCGGCCGGGGGCGGCACGCGCACCGTGCGCATTGCTGCGGCCGGCTTGACCCAGGCCGTATTCGTCGCTGCGCCCACGCTCGAAGCGCTGCCCGGCGAGTTCAAGCGCATCGCCACTGTGTCCGGTCTGCCGGTCTCGCCCGACACCGTGCACCTCACCTTGCGCGACAGCGGCACCGATGCCTATGCCGTACGCGGCTTTGCGCTCTACCTCGATGACGATACTCTATTTGCGGTATACAGCCAGGTCGAGCCAATCTTGGAGAAGGCAGCGGCAGCCACGTTCTATGTGGCGATCGACTGGAAGCTCGCCGCAGCCGATGCCGCCGCAATCACCTTTGGCGATACGACGTTTTTGAACCCGCCCGCGACCGAGGAAGTGCGCGGCGTTGCCGAGCTCGCCAGCGTGGTCGAAGCATTGGCCGGCTTGGTGGCCGACAAGATCATCACGCCCGCCACGCTCGCCCAGGTCCTGGCCGGCTATGTCAATGCAGCCCAGCTGGGCGCAGCGGGCGGGGTGGCCACGCTGGGCGGCGATGGCAAGCTGGCGCTCGAGCAGCGTCCGGCGATCGATTTGATCGATGTGTGGCCCGTGGCCGACCAGGACGCCATGCTGGCCCAGGAGGACGCCACTGTCGGTGACTTTGCCGTGCGGGCAGACTCTGGCCTAGTCTACGTGCTGCAGGCCCTGCCGCCCAGCACGCTGGCCAACTGGCTCGAGATCACGACGCCTGCGCCGGTGGGATCAGTCAATGGCAAAGTCGGCGCCGTGGTGCTCTCGCCAAGCGATGTCGGGGCCGTGCCGGCGGGGCGCAAGGTGCAGACCAGTGGTGGCCTGCTCGGCGGAGGCGGGACGCTGGCGGGCGATCTCACCCTGACACTGGCGCGCGCCAGCGCAGCCGAAGCGGTGGCCGGCGCGGCGAATGACAAGGTGCTGACACCGGCCAGCCTTGCTACAGTCCTTGCAACGCTGGCGAGCAAGGCCAATGGCGCTGCCACTGTTTCTGCCAGCGGCATCCTTACCGGTGGCGGCGCGCTCTCCGGCAATCCCACCATCGGTCTCGAGGCGGCCAGCTCGGCCGAGATCCTTGCCGGCAACACCGGCGCCAAGGCCGTTACCCCGGCCGCGTTGGCGGGCCTGCCCAAAAGCCTTGCCCCCAACGGCTTCTGGGCTTTCCCCGGAGGGCTCAAGCTCATGTGGGTGCAAGTGCGCCAGGTGATCGGATCTGAAAGCCAGTTCACCGTCACCTACCCCGATAGCTTTTCCAGCTTCGTGGTGGCGATCTCGGCCACGGCCTGGAACGCGGTCTACGGCAGTGCGCGCGACTTGTGGCTGCAGTTGGTGGGCGCGCCGGGCCTGTCTTCCTGCACGGTCCAGACCCAGTCCGACGATGCCGCCAACATGCGCATCGATGGCTTCAACGTGTTCCTGCTCGGGGTATGACGATGTCCGCAGTCTACTACAGCGCCGCGCGTGGCGGTTTCTTCGACGCCGCCATGCATGCTGATTTGCCCGAAGATGCGGTGCGCATCCCGCGCCTGCGCCACCGTCAGCTGATGGACGCGCAGGCACAAGGGCGGCGGATCGTCGCCAATGACAAGGGCCGCCCCGTCCTGGCCCCGATCGTGCCGCCCAGCCTCGAGCAGCTGCGTGCGCAGGCCAGCGCTGCCGTCAATGTCGAAGCCGCGCGTCGCATCCTCACCATCGCCACGCTCGAGCGCCAGACCAACGACAACGCCGTGATTGCCCAAGCCGCACTTGCGGCTGCAACCGGCACCGCCACGCCTGCGGGCTTGGCCCAAGCGCTGGCCCGCCGCGCCGCGATCGATGCGGTCCGCGCCGCGTCCAATCGCATCGCGGCAACCATCGCGCAGATGCCGGCAGCTAACCTCACCGACTTCGATGCCACGGTGCTGCGCCTGTGG